AAAAGACGAAGAAAAACTTGAAGACATTTTAAATACAGTTCCACTAAATGTTTCTCGAAAATTGAATCAGAAACTTGTTGAACTGCTCTTGTCGGGAGAATAATTCAAAATGGGCGAAAAGCCTAAAGTAGTAGTCGCTCAAAGTGTTTCTCAATTTGATAAGAAGAAAGTCTTGTCGAATCGAGAGAAATGGGCGACTATTTCTTATTATTACCCTCAATACACCTTACAAGAAGCTTCACAGTTGTCTTGGCGTGATATAAACTTACTACTTAAAACGGCAAACAGAATCCAAGCAGAACAAAATCTCTTATTACTAAACATGATTTCTGCACCACACACAGAAAAAGGCAAGGGCTATACAGAATTGGCGAAAGCTCTTAAAAAAATTACTGAGAAATAAAAAAGGAAATATATAATGGCAATACAAGGTGGCACAGTTAGGTGGGTTGTCGAGGCGGACACTGAATCCTTCGACCGTTCAATGCAAAGAGTAGAATCTGAAGCACGAAAGACAGGCTCGGAACTTGATAAAACAACAAAAAACCTGAATGGTAACTTCGCAGAAGCTACACGAAGTGCAATTCAAACTTCAAATGCTATCAATCAGATAGGAATGGGGCTTAAACAATTAGCAGTGGGTTCAGCTCAAGCAGCACTTGGCTCTATTGGTGCTACGATGACTGGAATGGTTTCGAAAGGTCTTTCCCTTGGTTCAACTCTTGAAGGTAACAAATTATCTTTCAAAGCTTTAACTGGATCAGCTGAAAGTGCTAGACAAGTCCTAACAGCAGTTGCTGACTTCGCTGCAGACAACCCTTTCCAGATGTTAGATGTTTCGAATGTGGCAAAGAAATTCGTATCGATGTCCATTCCAGCACAAGATGTCGCTAAACACTTAAACACTATTGGTAAAGTTTCTGTGGCTTCTGGTGCTTCACTTGAAGGTATTGGACATGTATTCTCTCAGGTTGCTGCTCAAGGCAAATTGATGACTCAAGATATGTATCAGTTAGTCAATCAAGGTGTCGCTATTATGCCAGCCCTTTCTCGAGTAACTGGTAAAACAATGGAAGAGCTTCGAGATGATCTATCGAAAGGTAAAGTTTCTTTTGAGTTGATGACTAAAGCTATGAATAACATCGTTCCAGATGATATGGCTAAACAGTTACAGCTTGAAATGTTTAACACCATTCCTCGACAAATGGACCGACTAAAAGGTTCGATCTCAACCTTTGCAACAGAATTAGTGGGAATTAACAAGAAGACTGGTGATACTTTAAAGAATGGTCTAGCATATTCTTACATGGAGGTTCTAAAAGCTCTTGCTAACGGTCTTCGTGATCCAAAACTTCTAAAAGCTATTAGTGACTTAGGAATTGCTTTTGCACCGATCTTACAAAATGTAGCAAAAGGAATACCAAAACTCTTTGAAGGAATCACAAAAGCAACAACTGTATTAGCTCAGAACTCAAAGCTTGCAGTTCCTTTAATTGCTGGATTCGGATTAACAATTGGCAATTTAGGTGCTTCACTTCCAGTAGTTGGACCTATCTTGCAGAACTTTTCTGGTGGTGTAAAACAATTAGCTGGTGGATTCTTATCATTAGCTCAAGCAAATCCTATTTTAGCTGGAATTATTGCTATTTTCACGATTGGGTTTGTAAATGCGTATAAAAATAACGAAGAGTTCAGACAGTCTATTGGGCGACTATTAAGCTCTCTATTAAGTCTTGGAGTTAAATTAGCTCAACCTTTGACAAATGTAGTAGATATCTTTGGTAAATTAGTTGCAAATCAAGCCGTAACAAATGTATTACTAAGTGTCACGAATGCTATTGGGTTACTAGCAGACGCTCTCAATGCTTTACCAACTCCTGTATTAAATAGTTTAGTTTACGGTTTACTTGGTGTATTAGCAATCCAGAAATTAAGCAATGTCATAAATCCAGCAGTTCAATCTATCAGTGCATTAGGACAAGTTTCTAAAGTTGCTTCTCCTGCAGTATCTTCATTAGGAAGGAGTTTATCTGGTGGTCTTATAAAAACTCTTCAACCTTTAAGTGCTGGATTACCAGTTATTGCGAAAGCTGCAGCAGGTATTGCTTTACTCGGATTATCTATTGGTGTAGCGATTGGCTCTGTCGGTGGAGGAATCTGGCTTCTTGGTGAAGGATTGAAATCTCTTGGTGATAGCTTCATTCATATGAAGAAAGGTGTTGATACTTTATCTCGAACAGACTTCTCAGCCTTTCCAAGTCAAATTAAGAAAATGGTCGACGCTTTAAGTGGTATCCAAAATCATATTTTCGATCTTGCTGGTGCTTCTCTTACCTTTAGAGGAATTGGTGAAGGTTTAGAGGCTATTGGTGTAGGTATCAAACAGTTTAGAAGTATTGATATCAAAGACATCAATAAACTACCTGAATTAGCAAAAGTATTAAAAGACTTCAAAATAGATCTTGTTTCAGAAATGTTCTCTGGAAATGTTCTCAATAAGTTTAAAAATACAGGTGAAGGTATTAAAAATGTTGCAGCCTTATTAGAAACAATTTCTAAAGTAAATATTCCTTTCGAAGGAGTAAAGAAAAATCTAGAACATTTAGCAACTGGATTAAAAGCATTCTTAATCGCTGAATTACAACCGAGCTGGTTAGAGTCCACTTTCGGTGTTGGTATTATGAAGCCAAAATCTGTAACTGATTATATGAATAGTCTTGGTTCAATCATCGATCCGATTAATAGACTTCAAGAAACCTTCAAGGGTGAAAAATTTAATCCAGATACTCTTAAAAAGAATCTCAGTTCATTAGCAGATGGTCTTAAAGCGTTCTTAATTACAGAAGTGCAACCAAGTTGGTTAGAAGCAACCTTTGGGCAAAAAGGTTCAATTAAAATAGCTTCAGTTACAAATTATCTTCAAGACTTGGGTGGAATTGTTCAACCGATTTCTGCTTTCAGCCAAATGGTTCAAGGTAAAGACTTTAAATCTGCAGAATTAACTACCTTCTTAAAGAATCTTGGTGACGCTCTTAAAGCTTTCTTAATCCAGAATATAACTAGCGACTTAAATCTATTCAATGGAATGGTGAAACGCTCATTCAAGGTTGATACTAAATCAGTTCTTGATTACACTAAAAACCTTGGAGCAGTGGCTGAAGGTGTTAAGGCAGTTACAAGTCTTATTGCAAGTAAAGAAGGGGCTATAGACAGTGGTAAGGGCAAGCAAATTTCAGACTTCCTCAAATCATTAGGAAATAGTCTTAAAAGCTTTACTGTTGCTGACATTGAATCAGAAACAACTCGATTCTTACGAGATACTCAAAAAATGAAGACCACTCATAAGAGTATCTTAGAAGGAATGCAGAACTTTAAAGGATTCGTCGATGGAATTATTAGTCTTTCTTCTCTCTTCAAAGAAGGTGTTAAAATTGACATAAATGGTATTTCAAATATAATCCAGAATGTCGGCAATGTTCTTAAACAATTAACTTACAAGAATATTAGTAGTAGCTTTAAAGGTATTATTGGCGAAGGTTCACATAAAGAAAGCTATGACAACATTTTAAATAAGATTGGGGACTTTAACAATTTCGTAAATGGTGTCAAAACTCTCGTAGAATTAAGCAAAGATACGAACATAAACACTGATAATATGGGTAAGATTATGACCAACATGAAAGACTTCTTATCCAAGTTCAGTGTTGAGAATAAAACTTATAAAAATAGTAAATTCGCAGGTGATTCTAAAGAAACTTCGACATCTTATACGAATATTCTTGGAAATATTGGCAACTTCAATGATTTTGCGAAAGGTGTTAAAACTCTTGTCGAAGTAAGCGGAACAAATAACTTTAATAAAGATAATTTCACACTTATTCTCGGATCTGTTGGTGGATTATTGCAAAGCTTAACATTAACAACTTCTGAATTTAGATCGAAAGGATATTTTGACACAAGTATAGAGGATAAGGTTGGCTATGATAGTGCTTTAACTCATCTTGGGGATTTCCAGAACTTTGCAAATGGTGTAAAAATATTCGCCGAAGCTGCAGCTTTACAAAACTTCAATCCTGAAAACTTTAAAACTATTCTTGGGTCTGTAGGTAACTTATTAGAAACATTAACATTACAAACTACAGATTTCAAAGCAAAAGGTTACTTCGATACAAGCGAAGAAATGAAAGTATCTTATGATAGTGCTTTGGCTCATGTAGGCGCCTTCGAGAACTTTGCTCAAGGTATAAAAGTTATTGTTGACGCTATCTCAATTCAGAACTTCAATCCTGGAAACTTCAGTGCAGTATTAGACTCCATCGGTATTCTATTGAGAACTACAACTGAAAAGGAGATAGAAAGCGAAAAAGATTATTCTATCCTTGGTAAAGTTGTAACTAAAGAAAAAATGGATTCAGTCTTCAGTCACTTAACAGACTTCCAGAATTTCGCTCAAGGAATTAAAACGATTGCTGAATTAACCACAATGCAGAACTTCGATGTAAATAAATTTAAAGAAGTTCTTCGAAATATCTTTGATGGTGTAAAAGAATTAGCTCTTAAAGAAACCGAAAGTGTCCAGAATGGTGGCTGGTTCGGTGGAGGTGGTAGCGAGAAGGTGAATTATAGTTCAGCTCTTGCTAAACTTGGTGACTTCAAAGGATTCGTTCAAGCACTATCTAGTCTGCAACAAATGAATGTCGGTGATGGGGCAGGATTAAAAACACTTCTTACAAATATTAGTGGAGGTGTTCGAGAATTACTTAACATAAATGATATTGATACTTCAGCAATCGATACACAAAAAATATCTTCACTCGCTCAAGCTCTTGGTGCAATTAAGGTCAACACTCAAGATTGGGACACAAGCACTTTAGCACAAAAAGGAACAGACTTTAAAAACTTCTTAACACAAGTAATTGAAGCACTCTCCACGGATTTCTCTGCAAATATTGAGAAAATGAGTGGTCTTGGTAAAAGTCTTGTAGATAATATTGTAAATGGTATGAACTCAGGTCTTCCTGCAATCACAGGAGCTGCAGCAAATATCCAAGGCACAATCTGGAACACTATTCAATCTAAAATTCAAGATGAATACTTCCAAGGAGCTTTCTTAACACAAAGATTCGCTGAAGGTATTACTTCTAACTTCCCTTCATTAGCTCAAGCTGGTAGAGATATTCAAGGAACTATCTGGAACGCTATTGAGCCGAAACTTCAAGATGAATACTGGCAAGGTCGTGCTTTAAG